CGGACACCCATCCGCCCGCCGCGAAACCGGGGCTGATGTCGGTGGCCCAGCCGCCCCGGTATCCACCGCCCGGCTGGATGCCGCTGCGCGCGTTACTGGCGCGTGCGGAGTCGCGGCGAACCTCGCTCACAAAGACACTGACGTAACGGTCTTTGATGTTCAGTAGTGACGCCTGGACGCGGGCGGCATCAGCGATAGCACCGTCCGCGCCAGTCAGGGTGATCTTCGGGTTGGTGTTCTTGGGGATGCGGTCGAGCCGCGTCTTGACCAGCCCGGCCTTGTCTGCGAGGCGCTCGGCGGCAGTCTTGGATGCGCCCATTTGCATGGCCATGTCGATGAACCGTTGACGCGCGTCTTGGATGACCTTGTTGGCATCCTTCTGTGACCGATTAAGCCCCTTGGTCTGCCTGGAGTGCTCGAACGTAGACGCGGCGGCATCCTTGCCGGCGACGGCGACAGCATCAAGCGCGGCCTCGTTGGCGCGACCGGCCTCACTGTTCAGGTTGATGGTCTTGCCGTTCTTGGCGAGCGTCCGGTCGTACTCGTCGAACGATGCCTGCGCGTCATCGACGGCCTGCGCTAGCTCCCGCTGTGCCGCCCGTGCGTCCAGCGACGTTCCACCGAGCCCGCGGATAGCGTCGGCCACGGCGTCGATTTCGGCGCTGGCGTCCTCTGCGGACTGGCCCAGGTCGTCCACGCTGGCAGCCACATCCTCGATGGCGCCAGACGCGCCGCCAACGGCCTCCTGCGTGTCAGCGGCGGCACGATTCAGAAACCGCGTGTTCTCGCCTGCCTGATTGAATCGCGCGGCCATCTCAGCGCCAGACAGCACCACGTCACCCTGCGCGATGTCGATCTCGTCAAGTAGCGCGATGAGGTCGATCCACATCGGGATGACGCCCTGGAAGATGTCAAACTTGAACGTCTCTTTGCCGACCGTTACCTCGGGCATCTTCTGGTTGAATCGGTCCAGCATGTCGATAGCTGCCGCGATGGGCTCAATGGCCGAGACGAACGCCTCAGCCAGCGGGCCGCCGACCGTGATAGCCATGTCCTTGGCCTTGTTCTTGGCTACGTCCAGGCGGCTAGCCAGCGTCTCGTAACGCTTCGCGGCCTCGTCGGCCATCGCGGAGTTTTCGCGGTAGGCGTCGTTTCCTGTCGCTAGCGCCTCCGCGAAGCCTTCGGAGTTGGCAGACGCGCGGCGCAACGTGTCACCCACGCGCACCGCGTCCAGGTCCAGGGCCTCAAGGATGGGGGTGGTCGATGCGCCGGACTCCTGCACGCGGGACAGGCCCTCGATGAAGGCCGTGAGTGCCCCGGCAGCGTCATCGCGGAATGCGGCGGTGAAGTCCCCCGTCGACTGGCCCGCGACCTGAGCGAAGATGGCAAGCTTGTCACTACCCGTGTCCACGGCCTTCGCCATGTCGATCATCACGCGGGAGATCGCGGTGCCGCCAGCCTCGGACTCGATGCCGACCGACGACAGCGCGGTCGCCAAGCCCAGGACGTCGCCCTCGCTCATGCCGATCTGACGGCCGGCACCAGCAATCCGCATCGCCATGTCGACGATCTCGGCCTCGGTCGTCTCGAAGTTGTTACCCAACTCCACGACCGACGAGCCCAGGTTCGATACCTCGTCCTGGCTGGTGCCCATGATGTTCATGAATCGGGCCAGCGACGTCGCCGCCTGCTCGGCCGACAGGTTCGTCGTCTCACCGAGGTCGATCATGGTCTTGGTGAAAGACGCGATGTTTTCGCGCTCGATGCCCAACTGCCCGGCAGCCTCGGCAACCCCGGCGATCTCCTCATGCGTGGCAGGCAGAGTCTTAGCCAGGCCCCGAAGCTCAGCCTCAAGCGCGGCCATCTGCTCCGGTGAGCCATCCACGGTCTTGGTCACGCCGGCCCAGGCAGAGTCCCAGTCGATGGCGGCCTTGGCGGACAGCCCCACGCCGACAGCGAGCGCGCCCATGGCCGTCGTCGTCGCGGACAGCCCCATCGGCAGCATCCGCGCTTCCTCCCCGAGCTTCTTCATCGGCGTGGCAGCGGCGGCGGTCGACTTCGCCGCCGTCGCTGCCATCTGCGCCGTAGCGGCAGACGCGGCGCGCATCGACGCCATGTACCCGGCGACGTTCGCCTGAAGGTTCACCATCACCGTGCGAGTGCTCAAGTCATGCCCTCCTCACGGGATGGAATCGCAGCGCCGATGCGTGCGGCGTGTCGTGGTACTGGCTGGCCCTGTCGGCTACGGCGGTGCAGGAATGGCAGCGCATCGGCGGTGGGCACTCCCACACGACACTGCCGTCGAAAGCCTCATCTAGCGGCTGGGGACACTCTGAGCACTCGCCCGACTCGACTTCAGCCAGCGCGAGCGCCCACGTTCGGTCCTTGTCGGTCCATTCGGAGTTAGCGGCCCGCTCCCCGTAGAACACGCCCGGGGCGACCCCCCAGGCGCGCGCCACTGTCAACTCTCTGCGGAAGTCCGCAGAAGTGCGGATGCGAGCCGCGACGAAGGGACCGACGTCGCCCGGAAGTTGACGGCGTTAGACGCTTCCGCCAGTTGGTTCAGCGCGCCCATCGACAAGACGCCATCCTCGCCGAACAGACGGGTCCAGTCGTCGTCGTCAAGCTCGGGCTCCACCAGCGACTCACGCAGCACGGCCATCGCCAGCGCCCAGTCGTCATCGCTGGCGGCCTGCAAGGCGCGCACCCGCGACGGTGGCAACCCCCGGACACGGAACGTCACAGAGGCGTCGGTCATGCGCTGCTCGAGGTCGGCAACCTGCCGTGCGAGCGCCATCGGGCCCTCATCGTCCAGCGACGCGCGAGCCCGGTCTTTCGCCTTCCCCAGCTCGTCGGCGGCTTGCTGCCATTCGGCGACAAGGGTGGGAAGTAGGCACACGGATACGGTGCGCTCTGGTCGTTTGGCTTCGGTCAGTAGGGCCTTGAGGTCCATGCGTGCTCCCGGCACTCCCGGCGAGTGGGGCTGGTGAACCTGCGGGGGCGTGCGCGCCGGGAACAGCACGCCCCCGCAGGGGACTAGGCGACGACGGCGGTCAGGTTCGGCTCGCTCGTGATCGGCATCGGCACCCGGTAGCGGTACACGCTGTCGGCCTCCGGGGGCAGCGGCGTCCACTGGCCGGTCGACACGGGGTACACCTGGACGATCTGGTCGGCGGTCCACGCGGTCGCCTTGGGGACGCCGAGGCGCACCACGAGGTAGCCGTTGGTGTCCTTCGCGTCCAGCGCCTCGAACACGGTGTCGGTGCCGTCCTGCTTCTTGAGCACCAGCGCGGTGCCCGAGTATGCGGTGCGGCCCGGACGCTTCGTGTTGAAGGTCGAGTCGATGCTGGACGTGTCGATCTCGTTGGTGGTGGCCTCGAAGCCCTCCATGCCACCAGGGGCGATGGCAGACCCGAGGTCGACGCCCGCGCCCAACTCCGCGACGGTCGGCTCGTCGATGTCAGCGATGGTTGTTACGAAGGCGACCTTGACCTGGCCGTCGATCACAATGTCACCCATTCGGGTAACCTCCTTTGGTTATGCCGCGCTTGCGGCTGCTGCACCCCGGCCAGGCATAGGCGGGGGGAATCTCAGGCGGGAACAGTCTTGAGACGCCACACGTCGAACGGGGACCACGTCACCCGGGGAACTCGTTCGTTCTCATCCACGGTGCCGCCGACCACGTGCCATATCGGCCCGCACGTCCAGCCGCTCACAGACGGGGAGACGCCGAGCAGCGCGTCGAACACGAGATCCTGTAGACGGATGGCGGCCTTCGCGCCGGCCGCAACGACGTCCGTCTGAAACTCGATATTGCGCCAGCCATCCGGGTGCCCGGTGATGTCGCCCGCCTTGATGGTGCCGCCGCGCGACCAGATGACGACATAGGGCAGCGCCGCATTCTCGGGCACGCCCTCCGTGTAGACGGTCGCCGACAGCGCCGAGTCGAGGACGGTGGCGACGGCCTGGAAGTGGGCGAGCGTCACAAGATGCCGTCCGCGATGTTGCCGATGTGCTCGGCGAAGTTGTCGGCCTCGGCCTCGAGCGCCGGGCCAAGGTGCGGGATGGGTGCGCGCGGCGGGTCCCCGGTGCCGTACTCGAAGATGTTGCCGAGCGCTCCCTGCGGGCGGTCCTTGTCCGGTCCAATCTCAGCCGTGATAGACCCGGGTGTGTAGCGCATGTCGTAGGAGATGGACGCCGCGTAGGCGGGCGTGTGCGGACCCTTCGGCGCGAGGGCCTGCGCCCCCTTCTTGACGTTCATGGCGCCGCGTTCGGTGACCGCGATGGCCTTGCCGGTTGCGGTGAACGACGCGGCATTGAGCGTCACCGCCAGCGCCTTCACCTGGGACACGTCGAGGATCACGACTGCTGCCCCTCCACTACATAGCGGCGGGCGGTCGCGTCCGTCTGGAACATGGTTTCGCGCACCCGGAACACGGACCCGACCATCTGAGCGTCGCGCGACGCGGTGATCGTCACCCGGCAGTCGACAGGCAGCGCGGTCGCCGAGAATGGCAGCGACAGCATCAGCCGGGCGACCACGACAGCGGTACCCCCGGCGTCGGGAATCTCGGCCCACGGACGGAACGACACGCGGCACTTGCCGGTATAGAGCGTCGTGCCGGGGTTGCTGTACTCGCCCGTCTCGGGGTCGAATGTCGCGTCGTTGAGGTCACCGGGAACCACGGCGGAACACGTGTCGACCATGCGCGCCTCAGCGCCAGCCTGACCCCGGGCTAGCGCGGCGGCGAGAGTCACCGGGCAGCCACCGAGACAGCGCCACGGCCATAGCGGGACTTCAGCATCCCGAGAGCCTTCGGTGACATG